TTTTAACGATAGCGAAAAGATTAGAAAGGCCGCAACAAATGCGTCTTGGTTTGGATACACGATAATGGTTTTTGATAGGGTCTAATTTCGGTTAGACTTTTTTTTACCTTTACTGAATAAACAGTTTATTTCACATGGGACAAAATGGAGGCGCAAGGCCAGGAGCGGGAAGACCGCCAAAGGCTGACGAAATTAAGCTTATTGAACAAATGGACGCGGTTGCGGTTCCAGCTAAGATATGGGCGGCACTATTAGATCGCTGCGAGAATGGAGACACCCAGGCAATAAAGACCTGGTTAAATTACCGCTTTGGTATGCCTAGACAACAAATCGACGTCACAACTTTAGGCGAAAAGGTGACGCCGCCAATTGAGTGGCTTAAATCCAAGTAATGGAATCAATCAAGTTACTAGACAAATACCAGCCTTTATTTTTAGAGGACCCTAAAACGCGTTATTTCCTTATTACTGGAGGCCGTGGTTCGGGCAAGTCTTGGACCTTGTCGATGTTTCTTTTAAATCTGACTTATGAGGAGGGCCATGTAATATTGTTTACGCGTTGGACTTTAACCTCGGCGTTTATTTCAATTATCCCTGAATTCATTGACAAAATCGAGTTAATGAATAAGTTGGACGATTTCGAAATAACACAGTCCGAAATCATTAACAAGGCGACAGGATCAAAGATTTTGTTTCGTGGAATTAAGACCAGCCAAGGGACCGCAACGGCTAACCTCAAATCAATCGCTGGCGTTACTACTTTTATTCTCGACGAATCTGAAGAGTTAATGGACGAGGATGTTTTCGACCGCATTGACTTATCGATTAGAGCAATTAACAAACCCAACCGCGTTATCCTAGTAATGAATCCAAGTTATAAAAGCCATTGGATTTACGGGCGATTTGTAAAGCTCACGCGAGACGATACTAGTTACATTCATACAACCTATTTAGACAACGAACAGAATTTAAGCCAGTCATTTATTGACCAGGCAAAGCGCGTTGAACAAGAAAACTTGCACCGATACGAGCATTTATTTTTGGGCAAATGGCTAGACGATGCTGAGGGATTGCTTTGGAATAGGCCAATAATTGAACGCGCAAGAGTAAGCGCAAAACCTGAATTGTCGCGCATTGTGGTTGCCATTGACCCAGCGACAACCGCCTCCATGAATAGCGACGAAACTGGCATAATTGTTTGCGGTACGGATGCCAATGGCAAGGGATATGTACTCGAGGACCTTAGCGGCAAATATTCACCAACTGAATGGGCAACCGTATCATTGCAAGCGTTTAAAAATTGGAACGCCGATTGCGTAGTTGCAGAAAAAAACCAAGGCGGCGACATGGTCGAAAGCGTTTTGAGGTCGCAAAATACAACCGCAAGAATTAAGCTTGTAACGGCAACAAAGGGCAAGTACGTTAGGGCCGAGCCAATTTATTCGCTTTATGAGCAACACAAAATTTTCCACGTTGGCAGTTTTCCAATACTAGAAAACCAAATGGTTACCTTTGAGCCTGACAAAGGCAAATCGCCTGACCGCGTCGATGCAATGGTTTGGGGATTTACAGAATTAATGGTTAGTGGCCAAGAATTTTGGCACGTTTAGAATATTGAATCATTTTTTTATTTTATTACCCTATTTTTACAAAAAAAGACAACGGAATGAATTACTTAGATAGAATAAAAACCGCGCTAGGTTTAAACCAAAAAGATTCGACCTATTTAAACGCGGTATTTCCTTACTTGGGTAATAATGTTATTTGGACCGCACCAACAACGCAAAATTTTATCGAAAAAGGTCTTTACCTAAACTCTGACCTTTACGCCATTATAAACTTAATTATCAACAAGGTAAGCACGGCGCCGATTGTGGTCTATGAGGTAAAGGATCAAAAGGCTTTGAAGTACTACAAATCAATGAGCAAGTCGTTTGACAACTCGGGCGCCAAGTTCCAGGCTCAACAATACAAAGCCAGGGCACTTGAAGAGGTCAGCATTCCTGAATTGGACCGTCTTTTTAAAAAGCCAAACGAGTTCCAAACATGGGACAACCTTTTAAAAGAAATTGCCGCATTTCGTCTAATTACTGGCAACGCCTACATTTACGGCGCTAGACGTGGTGAGCAATTAAACGCGCCAATTATTGCGTTGTACTCTTTGCCAGCGCAATACATGGAAATCATTTCGGGAGGTTTAAACCAGCCGATTAAGGAATACCGATTGACGTATAACGGTTACGAGCGCATAAATGCCAATAACGTTGGGCACCTAAAAAACATTAATTTAAGTTACACGGCTGGCACGGCTAACCACCTTTACGGCGCCTCACCTTTGCGGTCAGCGGTTCGCGATCTAACCACGTCCAACGATGGCAAACAAGCGCTTTTGTCTATGCTACAAAACATGGGCGCCCGTGGCATACTTACAGGCGATGGAACGGTAAATATTACGCGAGAGCAAGCGCAAGGCCTTAAAGAGGATTACAAATCCAATTATCAGGGCGCCAACCGCGCTGGCGACGTAATTATTACGCCAGCCAAGTTAAGTTGGGTGCAAATGGGAATGAACGCCATGGATATGTCAATCATTGACACGCAAAAAGTAATTTTACGCTCATTGTGCCGCGTTTACGGCGTCGATGCTAAGTTACTGGGCGACACCGAGGCAAGCACCTTTAACAACACAGAAACAGCTTATAAGGCGCTAATTAATAACGTTGTCCGTCCGTTGCACATTGAAATCCGAGACGTGTTAAACAACTGGCTTTTGGAATCGTACGGTAATAAAAATCTATTCTTAGATTTCGATTACATGGCTTATCCCGAAATGCAAGACGACATGGACAAGCTTGTAAATCAATTGTCGGCGGCTTGGTGGTTAACTCCAAACGAAAAGCGTGCGGCCATGAACTACGGCGAGTTTGATAACACATTAATGGAACAACCATTTATCCCTCAGGGCCTAATGACTTTGGCGGAGTTCCAAGCGTCAGAGGTTGACAACATAGACAACATGGGAGACTATGCCCAACCCAACTAAAAAGGATTTAGCACTTGCAAAGCAATTGGACGCATTGCAAAGGCGTTACGAAAGGCGATACGAAAAGCAAATATTTACGGCTCTTAAAAAGCAAATGCAACCTTATTTGGATGCAATTAAACAGGCCGACGGAAATATTAACCGCTTTGACTTAATAACGCCAGCGCCTTTGGCTGACACGTTAGAAAGCCTTTACGTTGTTGCTGGCACGGCTTACGCCGAGGCTATGTATAACGCAATACAACCACCAACAAAAGCAACAAAGGAAACTTTACGCGCTGGCTGGCGTGACTTTATGCGATTGTTTGCAGTTAGAAATTTACCGCAAACGTTGATAAGCATTAACGAGACTAGCCAAAAGATAATCCGAGCCATTGTACTTGCTGGATTAAACGAGGGCCTTGGTGCGCTAGAAATTGCGCGTAATATTCAAGAAACCATTGCGGTAATATTTAGCAACCGCGCCAAGTTAATTGCTAGGACCGAAATGGTTATAGCTACCAATAACGCGGCTATGCAATCGGCGGCAACCTCAGATTTCATGTACGAAAAGAAATGGATTCCAGCGACCGACCAAAGGACAAGGCCCGACCATTTGGCAATGCTTGGAAACGATTGGATTCCATTCGACCAAAACTTTATTGTTGGTGGTAACGATATGCGACAACCAGGCGACGGCTCCCAAGGCGCTGGAGCTGACCAAATATGTAATTGCAGATGCAAAGTTGTGTTTAGAATTATGCGAGACGCCGACGGCTTACCTATGCGTAAATGATTGCTTACGTTATCAACTTAGATCACCGCAAAGACAAATGGCGAGCGTCAATGCAAGAGTTGGCGCCGCACTTTAATTTGGAAAGGGTAAGCGCAATTAAACACCAATGGGGTTGGCTTGGATTGTGGCAAACCTTTAAAAAGATTTTTCAAGAATGCGAGGGCGACGTTTTAATTTTTGAAGACGATGCAACTTACCGAGGTTGGGCGACCAGTTTACAAAATGCAATTAATGACTTGCCAGCTGACTGGGATATGTTAATGCTGGGTGCCAATATCAAAGATTCAAGACTTGACCGCGTTAGCAATGGATTGGTCCGCACTTATGGATCGTGGACAACTCATGGGATTTTGTACTCGTACCGCTTTGCAAAGGAAATGGCCCAATTAGATTTGGACATACCAATTGACGAGCATTTTAGGACAATAGTCCATCCCAAAGGCAACTCTTATATTTGTGTGCCTTTTTTGTCTTATCAGCGACCAAGCGAAAGCGACATTGAAGGCGTTTATAAAAATTATACAAGTATCTTTGAGGAAAGCGAGGCAAAAGCTTTGCATTTTGTCAATCAATAAATTTATTGGTTTGCATTTTTTTTTAACCTTTTTATTTTTACAAAAAAAGACGCAATGATTTACAAGAATTTAAGCGAGGGAATAATTGAGGACGTCGACGACGTTAAAGGAATCGTAACGGGATATTTTTCCGCGTTTAACAATATTGATTCTGATGGCGACGTAATTGTTTCAGGCTCTTACAAAAAGACAGTTGCAGAGAACGGACCGCAAGGCCGCAATCGAATCATGCACTTGCTCCAGCACAATCCTTTGATGCCATTGGCTAAACCTATGGAATTAATGGAGGACGCAAAAGGCTTGCGTTTTACCTCAAAGATTACCGAAACCAGTTACGGCAAAGACGTAATAAAGCTTTACAAAGAGGGCGTTTTTAACGAGCATAGCGTTGGGTTTGAAATTGTAAAGAGCGACAATAAGGCTGGTTACCGAGAAATTAGAGAGATTAAACTTTGGGAGGGTTCAACTGTTACCTGGGGAGCCAACGCAAACACGCCAATTGAATCCATGAAATCATGGGACAAGCCAAAGACCGAGGACATGATTGCCAAGTTTTGTGGCATTCTTAGAAACGGCAACCTTACCGACGAATCAATGATTCAACTTGAAATCGGATTAAAGCAAATTCAAGAACATTTAAAGGCATTGGACATTAAATCAGTTTTGGCCGTAGAATCCGAGGAAACTCAATTCGTTATCGAGCAAGACCCGAGTTTGGCAATGGCTTTGGAGTTCGAATATATACCTAAACTCAAAAAATTTATCTAAAACAAAATGGAAGCAATTAAAAACCAATTAGACACAGTACTTGCGAAATTGGAATCAAACGAAGCGTTGATTTCAGACGTAAAGTCAATGAAAGAAGCTGGCGAAGAATTCAGAAAAAACCTTTCTGCTGAAACGACCAAGCCAAACTAAAAGAACAAACGAAACGACCAAAAAGAAACGACCAAGCTAAACGAAAAAGCTGACGCTTTGCAAGCGCAGTTGGACGGCGTAGATGCACGCACCCAGGCTAGTTTTTCCAAGTCTGCTAAAAGTTATTCTTTTTCTAGCGAGCTAGAGAAAGCTTTTAACTCTGACGCATTTGGAAACTACAAAAGCGGAAACGCTAACAAAGTAAAGTTGGACCTTGAATTGAAAGGCGCCGACATGACAGTTGGAAATGCTTATACTGGCGAGGTTATCCCAGCGGACAGAGTTCCTGACCTAAAGTTTACTCCAAACAGAAAAGTAAACGTTCGCCAGTTGTTGCCAGTTGGACAGACTAGCTCTAACCTTATCCGTTTCGTGCGCGAATCTGCATACGACAACGCAGCGGCTCCAACCGCTCAGGGTTCCGCTAAGCCTCAATCCGATTTCGATTTGACTGCGGTAGATCGTAGCATCCGTACAATCCCTACTTTCATGAGATTGACAAAAGAGATGTTGGACGATACCCCTGGTTTGATTGCTTACCTTTCTAGCCGTGCGCCAAGCAAATTGTTGAACGTTGAAGATACTCAACTTTTGTACGGAAGCGGAAGCGGTCAAAACTTGAACGGTTTTGCAACTGATGGATCAGCTTGGACTACTGTTAAATTCGGTACTCTAATCAACAGATTTGACGTTTTGGCTGCTGCGGTTGTTCAAACAACTAAGAACGAATACGCGCCAAATGCAATCATGATTAACCCTAGCGATTACCTTGCTTTGGTTTCTGTTAAAGAAAGTGCTGGAGCTTATATCTTGCCTAGCTACGTTTCGATGACTGGTGGACAGATGTTCATTATGGGCGTTCCAGTTTATTCAATCAATGCCGTTGTTGCTGGCGATTTCTTTGTTGGAGACTTTGCACTTGGTTCCCAGTTGTTCGTCCGTCAGGGCGTAACCTTGGAGTTCTTCGAGCAAGACGCAGACAACGTAACCAAAAACTTTGTAACTGTACGCGTTGAGGAGAGAATTGCTTTGGCAGTTTACACTACTGAATCAATCGTTTACGGAAGCTTTGCAGCCGCTTTGGCTAACGGTTCCGCGGTATAAGTAAAATAGGTGTTTGTTTATAAAAGGGTCGCCAAATATTGGCGGCCTTTTTTTATTTATCTATAAATCAATACCTTTAAACGAAATCAAAACTAAAAAACATGAAAATCGTTTTTTTTGTACACGCCTGGGCGGGAACTCATAACTCGGGCGCCGAGTGGACCGTTCAACATTACGCCAAATATTTTCACGAAAAAGGATGTAGTATTGAAGTAATTTTACCCGAAAGCCAAATTTATCCCGACGGCGAAAAGTTTGCTTTTATAAAGTTTATTACTGGTTATTATTCAAACGACTTTTTTCTAGCCTTACAAAATGCAAGCGTAATATTTACCCATTTAGATAACACAGGCGTTGCAATTAATTGGGCAAGGCAATTCAAAAAGCAATTGATTTTTTTAAGCCATAACGATTCCGATTACAGAAACGTAAGGTTTAAATCGCAAAACATACACGTTGTTTACAACAACAAGGCAAACGAAAAGAATGTACAAAACGGGCCTTACCCAAACGCGTCGATTGTTTGCAAGCCGCCTATTTTTCCCGATGATGTAAAGTACAACCGTAAGCATGGGCAATACATTACCCTTATTAATTGCAATGAGAACAAAGGCGGGCAGATATTAATTGAACTGGCAAAGCGATTGCCTAAGCGCAAATTTCTTGGCGTGCTTGGAAGCTACGGCGAGCAAATCATTGACGACACGCTAAAAAATTTAAAGTATGTCGCGCAAACGCCCGACGTTCATTTGATTTATGGCAAAACAAACATTGTGCTTGTGCCCTCGTTTTATGAGTCTTATGGGCGCGTTGGTTTGGAGGCTGCAATTAATCGGCTGCCAGTTATTTGCACGCCTACGGACGGCCTAAAGGAATGTCTTGGCGCCGCTGGTCTTTACTTTGATCGTGAAGACTTAGAGGGAATGGCTGCAAAGATTGAGGAATTAATGAGCGACGAAATTTTATACGACTTTCACCAAAACATAATGCGCAACCTTGCAGAGGAACGCCTAAAATACCAAGACCAAGAACTAGAAAGATTCTTTAATTTTATCGTTGACAAAGCAAAGAAACCATACAATGAGTGATTTACTATTTACACCTAGCAACGGGTCATTTACTGGATATTCCGTTGAATTAGCGACTGGCGGAATTACCGAGCCAGTAACATTGGCACAAGCTAAAGAATACGCAAGAATTGACGGAAGTTCTGAGGACTCTTTAATTACTAGCCTAATAACAATGGCTAGGACACATTGCGAGTCCTATATTGGCAAATGCATTGTTTTAAAGACCGTAACAATTACGTCCTTTACTTATCCGTATCAATTTCAAATGCCTTACGGACCTTTAACAAATGAGGCAAATATAAGTAAATGCGTAACGCTAGATCAAAACGGAGTTGAAACGCCTTTAATTTATCAAGTAAATGCGGGACTATTTCCTAAATTATTTATTATCGGCGGCGCTCAGAGTTACAAATTTAAATTAATTTACTCTGCTGGATTTACAACCGTTCCCGAGGACATAAAGCTTGCGATTAAAATGATGGTTAATACGCTTTACGAACGTCGTGAAGACTTTAGCGACTTACAGGCTATTCCATCACCTTTAGGCGTTAAAGCATTGTTAATGCCTTATAAGACTTATAACTGGTTTGGCGCGTGAGGACTAATAAGGAACTTAAAGCTGGCGATTTGCGCGAGCGCATTTCGTTTTACAATTCCAATTTATTTGGCGATGGTTACGGCGGTTTTTATTCAGCGCCTGGATTATCCTACACTTGCTGGGCAAAGGTTACCAATCTCAGCGGATCGCGGCAAAATAGCGAGGACCAAATGGTTATCAAAAACCAATGGGAGGTAATTATTCGCGACAATCCATTGGTTACAATTACCAAGTCCATGCACATTGTTTACGCTGGCAAAACGCTTATAATTAGCGAAATAATTGACGTGAACGAATACGACAGAATGATTAAATTAATTGCAACACAAAGAGACTAAATGCTAAGCGTTGAATTTAACAAGCAAAGCCTTAATACGTTTTATAAGTATTTAAAAAACTTAGAGGACGACGTTGCCGACTATGTACGGGCGGAGGTTGAGGATTCCATGCTGGCCATTGAAAGCGAAGCGGCAAGCAATGTGGCCGTTGATACTGGAGCGCTAAAAAATAGTATTCAATCAACGCCAATTAAAGTAAGTAAAAACGAAATAACTGGAGGCGTGGAGGTTGGCGCTAATTACGCGGCTTACGTTGAGTTTGGAACTGGCACGAGGGTAAAGGTCCCAAGCGAGTTAAGCGATTTCGCGGCCCAATTTAAAGGCGACGGAATAAAGGAAGTAAACTTACCAGCAAGACCGTTTTTTTATCCCGAAGTATTTAAACAACGGACGGAATTGCCAAAAAACATTGAGCGCACATTAAAAAAATTACTTGGAAAATGAGAAATATTAAGCCATTTATTCGCAAAGCTTATTGGACGGCTTTAAATAATACAATTACTTATAAAGGTGCGCTTGTCCCTTGTTACGATACTTTTGCGCCTGACACGGCGGTTTTCCCTTACATTTTAATCGGAAACCAAACGCAAGAAGACGACAAAGACAACCAACAATTTAATTACATTACAACAATTACTTTGGACGTTGTAACGGCTGGGATTGCGCCATACGGACGCATTGACGCTGATCTAATCGCCGATTCTATTTTACAAATTGTTTGCAATTATCCTGAGAATTATTTGCCGCTCCAAATTGGAAAAATTGTAACCGAAAAGCTCGTGCAGCAAACCAGCCTTTCCAGCATTACCGACACAAACATTGTGCATCGTGAAATTTTAACGATTGAAAATTGGATTGATGGCCAAGGTTAACGGCTCCGCTTTATTTGTAACGGTTGGACTCAATCAAGTTGCCAAGTCAACCAGTTACGAGTTGTCCGCTGAAATGGGACAACTTGATAAGACAAGCAACGAGTCGGGATTTTTTGCAGACCATATTTTAAGACTTGCGTCCTGGTCCTTATCTAGCGAATCGCTTTACATTCAAGACGGCTTTTCCTTTAGCGATTTATTCAACGCTTACGTTAATCGTGAGCGCGTTTATTTGTCAGCTGGCCAAGAGGACAATTTAACTTTTATTGGCCTGGCAATGATTGAGTCAATAAGCCAGTCGGCGCCAATGGAAAACGTTGCAACAATTTCCGCAAGCTTTAAAGGTGTTGGCGGACTTTATCCGACAATTTTACCAGCCGAGCGCTTTATTGTCGACGAATTATTTGAAATAATTATAGATCAAGACGGCAACTTTTTGGTCTACACTTAAAATTTATTGTTTTGCAATTATTCAAAGTCCTTTTATTTTTAAAAAAAATTAGAATTTAACCTAACACAAATATGGCAACTGCTGGCAAATTTAATGGCACCCTTTTAAACGTTTACCTTGACAACGTTATGATTGGATGCGCAACCTCTTCAGAATTATCCGTAAACGTTGACCTTGCGGATGCAACTTGCAAAGACGATGGCGGATGGGCCGACCATATCGCTGGATTGCGTGATTGGTCCGTATCTACTGACGGATTGGTTGCATTTGACGACACAAACAACGTAGGCGACATTTACACGCTTTTAAGCGGCCGTACTGTTGTGGCGTTGAAGTTTACCACCAACATTACTGGCGACCTTGTTTTTTACGGAAACGCTAGCGTTGCATCAATCAGCGTTTCAGCTGAAATGGAAGCCGCAGTAACTTATTCCGTAGAATTTACAGGAAAAGGTCCTTTACTAAAAGCAACCGTAGTACCAGCATCAACCTAATTAGTATTATATTTCGCCTATGAATCATACAGGCAGAACAATAATCACAATTAATGGCGGCACCTATTCCGTAAAATTCGGGATGGGTGCTTTGTTGCATTTTAGCGAGGGCCTTGGCTACGACGTCCAAGAAACAATCACGGCGTTAACCAAGCCAGGAGTTGGTCAAATTAAATCAATTGCTAAGTTTATTTACGCGGCTATTTATGTTGATGCGTTATACAACGATAAAGAATTTACCTTAGATCAAATAGATATTATTGACTGGGTGGATTCTAATCCAGCGGACGAGGTTGGCAAAGTTGTCCAAGTAATTATGCAAGGCATAAGCTCAATTACGAAAATTGATTACCCAAGCGCTGAAGCTGGCGAGTCAAAAAAAAAATAACATTTAAAGACGTTTGCCATTACGCCATTGGGGAGTTAGGTATTGCACCTGACTCCTTTTATTTTATGTCTTTTGCTGAGTACCAATCCATTGCATACGGTTATCAAATTAGGCAAAGCAAAGAAGAGAATTTATTTAGGACTATTTGGGTGCAGTTAAACAACGTTAATGTTACTAAAAAAGGGGATTTAATTCGAAAGCCTGATAAGTATTGGCGCATTCCTTTAATAGACGCTAAGCCAATTTTAATTCCGACCGCAGAAGAAAAGGCAAAAGCCTATGAAATTGGACTTACTTGGCAAAACCTTAAATTTGAAGAAGAAGCCAATTTCGACACAATAACAAACAAAATACAATGAGCGCAAAATTAAACGTTGACATTGTCGCCCAACTAAAAGAGTTTAATAAAGCAATGGCCGACGTAAAATCGGAAGTTGAAGACGTAAACCAAAAAGTTAGCAAAGGAAATAGCGAAAGCACAAAATCAACAAATGGATTATCCAGCGCATTTGGAAATTTAGGTAAAACTTTAGGGGGGCTATTTGCCGCCGATATGCTTTTAAGTTTTGGAAAAGCGGTTATTTCTACAACTGCGGAATTTCAAAAAATGGAAGCGGTTTTAACAACAACGCTTGGCAGTAAATCAGCGGCGCAAGTTGCCATGAATCAAATAGTTGAGTTTGCATCCAAAACACCTTTCCAAGTTAACGAATTAACCGATTCATTTGTAAAATTAGCAAACCGAGGATTTACACCAACATTGGCCCAAATGAATGCCTTGGGTGACCTTGCATCATCAACTGGTAAATCTTTTGACCAATTGACCGAAGCCGCTTTGGATGCAATGACTGGCGAATTTGAGCGATTAAAAGAGTTTGGTATTCGTGCAAAAGCTGAAGGCGATAAAGTTGCGTTTACTTTTAAAGGCGTAACAACTGAAGTAGAAAAGACAGACGAAGCGATTAAAGACTATTTAATTAGCCTTGGAAATGCTGAAGGAGTTACTGGATCAATGGCTGCTATTTCTGAAACTGTTGGAGGTCAGATTTCTAATTTGCAAGACAATTTTACCCAATTACAATTAGCAATTGGATCGTCTTCAAGCGGATTAATATCTAGCGTTTTACAATTATCAAATACAATACTTGGCGATTTAGTAACGTCTTTAAATTCAGTTAATACAGTTGCGCAAGCCGCTGGCGATAGTGGTTTAGAGGCTTTTGGCCGTCAATTACTTTCGTTTATTGATCCAGCTTACGCGGCAACAATGGAGGGCGTTGCAATTGGTATTAACGCAACTAAAAAGGCAGCAGTTGAGGCAGAGCAAGCTTTAAAAAAGGAAAATGAAACTAAAGAAGTTTCTAAGCAAGTCAGCGACCAACTATCTAAACAACTAAAAAAGGAACACGACCAAAAAATAAATCAACTTAGAAAAGAGGCCGAGGAGTTTGTTAAAACACAAAACGCAACACTTGGAAAAGTTGGCACAAGGGATGCATTTGGCGGACAACCAACCGACCAAACGCAACAAATGAGTCCCGAGCGTTTAAATATGATTCAAAACGCATCGGCAAGCATTTTAGCAATGAATAAACAAATTGCTTTAACAATGCCAGGCATTACAATACCCGAGGACGCGGTTGCAAGGTTACAGGCATACAATACGGCCCAAGCGCAACTGGCTTACGAAACCTCTTTAGTTGCTCAAAACATGAATGCAGCTTTAATGGTTGGCGATTTGTTTGGCCAAGCACTTGGGCAACTTGCCGAGACTGGTAAAATATCTTTCCAAGGCATTTTTGATGCGCTTAAACAAATGGTTTTAAGGTTTGCGGCGGCAATTGCTGCGGCAATAACTTTAAATATTTTAACAGGCGGCGCGGTCATGTCTGCTGGTAAAGCTGCTGGAGCCAAAAGCGGTTTTGGTGCTTTGTTAAAAGGTGGTAAATCAATGGGTATTGGCGGACTTACTCCGTTTGCGGCTGGAGGTATTGTAAGCGGTCCAACGGCTGCGCTTGTTGGCGAGTATTCAGGCGCTAAAACAAATCCCGAGGTGATTGCACCTTTAAGCAAATTGCAAAACATGATGGGCGGA